GACGGCATACGAGATCATGCCTAGTCTCGTGGGCTCGGAGATGTGTATAAGAGACAGGTAAGGAAGAAATTACCCCAAAAGAAACACCCCAAACTTATACCGAAGATCAGGTTGATAAAGCGGTTCAGGCTGCACTCACCAAAGCTGGCAGAGTTGCCAAAACCCTTGAACAAAGGGAGACTGACATCAAAACCCGCGAAGATGCAATCACGGCGAAGCAAGAAGCACTGGACGCAGCAGAGCTAGAAAAGGTCAAGGAAGATCCCGATGCACTGGCAGCCTACAAAGACAAGAAGGCTAGGAAAAAGGAAAGGGACGAATTGGCCCAAGAGCGTGCTCAACTTGAGCGCGACAAAGCGGAACACGCTGCGGAGATTCAGGCTGCCAGGGAAGCCCAAAAGGAAATCATCGTCTGGCAAGTTGCTTCTGCCAAGGGCATTGACCCCATGAGGCTAAAGACACTCAGCGATAAATTCAGCATTGAAGGCAAAGAAAAGCTGGAAGAATTAGCTGACGAGATTGGCTCTGGGAAAACTGACCCGCAGATTGAAGTTGACACCGGTATGACGACTGGGAGTCCTGGGGAAAAATCCGAAGAGAAGAAGCTCAAGGATAGATACCCAACTATGTAATAAGGAGGTTTAACATGGCGACAGCAATAGGGAGTACCTATTTAACTTTACTCGACTACGCCAAGCGAGAAACACCAGGTGGAGGGATTGACGAAATAATTGAGGTATTGGCTGCTTCTAATCCTATTATAGCCGATGCTAATGTTATGGAAGGAAATCTCCCAACTGGACACCGGAGCACACAAAGAGCAACTCAACCCAGTGGTTCTTGGAGATTGCTAAACTATGGTGTTGCTGCTGAGAAAAGCACCACAAAACAGGTAACTGATACCGTTGGCATCTTAGAGGCATATAGTAAACTGGATGTGGATGTAGCCTCACTAAACGGGAATGAGGCTGCTTTCAGAGCTTCAGAGGACAATGCCTTCATAGCCGGCTTGAACAGCACGGCTGCGACTGCAATCTTCTACGGCAATGCTGGAACTGACCCAGAGCAGATGCACGGACTAGCACCACGATACAATGACCTTACTACCCCCGCAGGTGCATCGTCCACCCAGATGATTAACGGTAACGGTTCTGGTTCGGACAATACTTCTATCTGGATAATCACTTGGGGGCCACAAACTTGTAGTCTGATTTACCCGAAGGGAAGCAAAGCTGGCCTGACAAACGAGGATTTAGGCAAGCAGTTGGTTGAAGATGCTGCTGGCGGATACTATCAGGCTTATGTTACCAAGTTCCAGTGGAAGCTAGGTCTATGTCTGAAGGACTACAGGTATGTAATCCGCATCTGCAACATAGACAATAGTGACTTGACGGCTGATGCTGCTTCTGGTGCTGACCTGATGGACAAGCTGGTTGATGGCTACTATGCCCGGCCAAGTGTAAAAATCTAGTAAGGAGGCAAACAAATGTATGTAGATAAGGAACTTTTATTCACGGCTACTGCTATGGACTTATCCACAACGAGCGGTTCGGTGGTTTACGGTGATTGTGCCATCAACCTGAGTGCTACTACCGACATAGGCAAGGGAAGAACTGTCTATGCGGTCTTCGTTATAGATGTAGCGATGGCATCAGCTACCAGTACAGGAACTGTAGTGTTCGCTGTTGTTGATGAGGAAGATAACGAGATAGATTCCGGCTCGGTGGAGATAGTTCAGACTGACCCCTTGCTGGTTACGAGATTGACGGAAGGGAAGGTAATTGCTATTCCCATCCCGGCCAATCTTATCACTCAGCAATATCTTGGGGTTAGGGCTACGATTGGGGGTGAGACTACCACTGCGGGAACTTGCACGGCATTTCTTGCCCTTGAAGCACAGACTAATTAAATAAATGTAATAGGGGGGAGCGGAGAGTTCCCCCCTAGTAACTAAAGGAGGTTACTATTATGGGACTACTTTGGAGAGGAAAACATACGTTTAAGGGAAACGTACACTTTGGAGGGGGTGTTACCGGGGCTATCCCAAATCTCGGTGGGGGCAGAGCTTTCTATGTCAATGCAGAGAGTGATTACGGCCCTTCCGCTTCTGATGGTCATGCCGGGACAGACCCGAATATGCCACTGGCTACTATAACTACGGCTCTTGGAAAATGTGAAGCCAGACGCAATGATTATATCTTTGTTCTGGGTTCGTACCAGACGGATACTTTCCCGATAACCCCAGCAGCAAGGAATGTTCACATCATAGGTCTTGGTGGTGGCGGTATGTTCCAGAGTCGGGCGTTACTTGATGGCCAAGACGAATCTGCCTTCCAGTTAGATACCGCTGGTGGTGGGCTTGAACTGGCTGGCTTGAGGCTTGGTTCTAGTGGTGCGGGAGACCCAGTTATAAACCTGAATACTGATTTTTGGGCACTCCACATGCACGATTGCACAATAGGTTTATATATGGCTGGGACTGACGGTATATATGGTTCAGCAGGAGTAAATGCTGCGTGCTTTACCATCGAGGATAACTTGTTCGGCACAGCCTTAACCGGTGATTGTATTGAACTAGGTGTTGGTCACCAACTAAACATCCTACGCAATTTGTTTATGGAATATGGTGGCGTTGGCTGTAAGATTGGGACTATGGCTGGTGGGGCGATTATCAGTAACCGCTTTTCCATGACTGCCGATTTTGATGCTGGTGATGCTATCACCTTGGGTTCTGGAAGCACCGCCATCTTTGTGGATGATAACCGGGCTGCTGAGGACGGAGCTGCTGCTGGTACTAATCCGTATTCGGACGCTACAACCGCTTCTGCTGCCACGCTCAAGAACGCTTGGGCTGTAAACTGGAATGGTGATGCAGTCACATATCCTGCTGCGACTGGATAAACAATGCCAATCTATGAGTATCGTTGCCCTAAATGCAGTAAGAAAGAAGAAATTATCCTACCTGTAGGCGATAGGAATAATCCTCAATTATGTTCGTGTGGTGAGCCTATGATTAGGCTCATGTCAGTTCCACAACCTGCCATCATCTTTACTGATAACAGGAATATGCTGGTAAACACGCTGAACGATGAGGATAAAAAGACCTACTCCCTGCCAGGTAAGGCAAAGCATGGAGAACGGTACAAACAGGTAATTGGCAATAGCCTATTCAACCAAGAGAAAAAGGTAATAGGTCGAGGCTTCGGGGGTGAGCCTTAATCACCCCTAAATCCTTTCAATAACCTCTGTTGTCCCGTGTGTGGGAGAAATCCCGGGGCTTCGGAGCCACATGAGAAAACATAAGGAGGCAAACAATGTCAATACCGGCAAGAAGAATAGTTGAACCTTTATTCGGCCATCCCTCGCTGTTTGCTATGAATAATGGTGAGGCAGCTTGGGTCAAAGGCCAGATTTCACCACTAGACCAGAAAAGTCCTACAGGATGGCTGGTCAGGTTATATGGTGGAGTGCAGACAGGGGATGACTTCGCAAGAGTAAATATCCCAGTATTTGAACTTCCAGTGACGGCCTTCAATTCTGCTCAGTGGTCATACTACATGACCAACACAGAGACAATGGGCGTGAATATCGTTGTATGGGTTCACGATCCAAACGACTTTGACAAGAGGGCTGAGATCACACAATTAGGCGGACATTCGGGACTGGAGAAGGCTGCTGGCTGGAACGCCCATGAACTCGATACTTCAGTAACTCAGTTTTTCTTCTATGGAGAGGGAACTACGGGAACTGGACTGACGGCGGGAACGCAATATACATGGGCTCAATTTCAGGCCGATGGTCTTTTCAAAACCTGGACTATCTATAGGATAACCATTGAATACGGCTGGGAAGCATCGGGAACTTTTGAGGATGCGTTTGTGGCTGATGTCAAACTAAATGGATACCCGGTCTTTCTCAGACCATCCAACGGCGACAACATCGGCAGTGAGACTAAGACCTACACAAAGGTTACAGCAACGAACTCTAGCACGAAGGTTACTCTGCTAACACCGACTACGGGGCGGAGGATTCGGGTTCTGGCTGTGATGGTAACTAGCTCTAGCACGACTGGAGCCACCTTTGAGGTATATTTCGCGACTGGAGCTAATATAGATGCTGCTGCTGCAAAGGCCATCTTTGCTTCATACCTCGATGCTGACCTTAATACCGGCTGCGATAACATCTCTTTCCCTGTAGGTGCTGGGCCATTAGGGATAGTAAATGAAGTAGTGTCCATGAGGACAAGTGCCGATGTGTCTGCGGCAGGTCGTTTCACAATCGTTTATCGCGAGGAGGTTTAATATGCCAACAGCAGTAGATAACTTATCAAAAGACAGTTCCGCTGATTCGGTTCGGTCTGCCGTTTCTGCTTGCATAGCTACTGAGATAAAAGCTGGCAAAGAGAGAGACCAGGCTGTAGCCATGTGCTACGAAATGGCCAGGAAAAAGACTGGTAAAACTCAATTACTTTCCAAGTAGGTGAACTATGGCTAAATACCTTGATGCAATTAGAACAACGGCTCGACAGCTTTTACGCGACGAAATCGCAGAAGATGAGACACCCGACTTTGCCGATGACGAACTAGACCAGCACATAAACGAATGCCTGATAGAGATT